TCTCTATCGAGCTTTCTCAACATTTTCGTGTCTAAATAGCTCTCATCGAAATCAACGTTTGCTAATGCTCTTTCCAAAGAAGAGGCAATTACATTAAGGATTGGTACACCGTCTGACATAACGCGCTCACAATGCATCACGGCTTTTGCATATTTAAGCCAAGCGCGTCCCTGGTATGACCGAATTGTATAAGGAAGTCGGGACAGCACGCGCCGGTAATCGCGCACCATCCGCCAGCCCGTCACGGTCTTGACGGGGTGGCTTTGACAAAACTGGATCTGTTCCGTTATGGACGTCTTCTCTTCTATTTTGGTTGTCATTCCCAAATTCTTAAAGACTCCTACATCCCAGCAGTCAAACAATCGGCGAGGAATTGCCATTACTGAATCATCACCATCAAGCAGCAACGTTGCTTCGTCCAACGCTCCATTACGGAAAAGGAACGCGAGCATAACGACAGCATTAATGACGTTGTTGCCTAAGGAAGTGTTGAAGTCACCGCTCATCCTGCCTCCATTGGCCCGCCACGACGGGCCTGAGCGGCTGAAACACTTATTATCACGCTGTTGTGCCAACATTGATTGCAATTTCGGGTCGTTTTTATACACCCACAAGTAGAACTCATGCTCTAAGCGTTGGAGGTCTCCGACGACATGGCTATCAAATCTGGAGTGATCCATTCCAACTAGTAAGCCTTCTGCCCTCAACATCTCAGCTATTGCTACCCCTCTTTGCGACGTGTTCATCGACTTCGCAAACATTGGTAGGCCATTGAATTTCGTGGCGTACAATGCATGTTCTAAAGGAGCTAAATACTGGGCTATTGAGGCTACAAAGCGCGGTGGTCGATACTGTACCAACCGCGGAACTTTGCTCATTAAGGTATTGGCGGGTGCTACCTCAAATTTAACGAATACTTTGACATGGCCATCCCTCTTATCGAGGCTCTTTTCAGAGAGGGAGTCGAAAGCTTTCTGATAAGTCGCTTTCTTGCCACCTCTTCGGGTAGCAACAACCTCC